TTGACGATAAAGCAAAGGCAGTTCGTGGATGAAATTATCAAGGGCAAGTTGGGTAGTTATAAAGAAGCATATGCAAAGGTCTACGATGTCACTCTAACGAAGCAAGGGAAGATACCTAAATGGGTGGAAGTCGAAGCGAGTAAGTTAGTTTCTAACCCTAAGATTGCAATAAGCATACAAAGAGCAATCGAGAGAAAAGAGCATTCAGCAGTTGCTTCTTCGCTTAGGACAAGGAACTATGTCATAGACCAACTATATCGTGAGAGCAAAGAATCAGATTCAGATTCAGCTAGGATTCGAGCATTGGAATTGCTAGGCAAGTCAGTAAGTTTATTCAGCGATGTTGTTGAGACCAAAGAAGCAAGAACAAGCGATGAAGTTGAACGAGATATTGAAGAGCGAATAGAAGCATTACTTAATAAACAATAGACAATCATCAACCAACTATCTAATAGAGCAATATGCGGTCTGTGTGTGTGCTGTATGTGGTCTGATTTTGGAATGCACTATATATAGGGTGAGACACAAGATGTTGTATATCTGGAAGATCAAAAAACCACAAGATATTGTGTTTGGATTCCCCACTATAAATGACCCCCCACCCCCCTTTTTTGCAACACGCTACCTGACTATCATATATACATAGTAATCTGCACATAATATGACCTATTTTCATAGACCCCCCCCTATGTATTGCATTTTGATAGCGTTTTTTGTAAGATAATATAGGTTTTTTTGTAGAAAAAGGAGTAGGAATCCTAGACCCCCCATAATATTTTGCAAAAAAATGTTGTTTTTCATGTGAAGATGTGCAATTATGTTAAAATCTAGCGTGATTTACATCCAGTATGTACCTACTTGTTAAGTATTTACTTAATAAGTGCCACTAAGTGGTAGAAACTTACTAAGTTTTTAATTTTATAAGGTATATACCTACTATCTAGTATGGAGATGTATGAGTAACCACATATTAAGCCAAGTTCAGAACCTATCTTTAGATGAAAAGAGAGAGTTATTAGGTTTATTAGATGAATTAGAGGAAGCTAAAGCCAGAGAAAAGTGTGCAGACGACTATATGGCGTTTGTTAAAGAGATGTGGAGTGCCTTTATTGAAGGACCGCATCATAAAATTATGTCTGATGCCTTTGAGCGTGTTGCAAATGGAGATTTGAAGCGTTTAATTATTAATATGCCACCTAGACATACCAAATCAGAGTTTGCTTCTTATCTTTTACCTGCTTGGTTCTTAGGAAGTAAGCCAGAAAAGAAAATAATCCAAACCGCACATACTGCAGAACTAGCTGTAGGCTTTGGTAGGAAGGTTAGAAACCTTGTAGGAAGCAAAGATTATAAGCGTATATTCCCTAATGTAAGTTTGCAGTCGGATTCTAAAGCTGCGGGTCGTTGGAATACGAATAAAGGCGGTGAATATTTCGCTATTGGTGTAGGAGGTGCAGTTACTGGTAAAGGTGCTGACTTGCTCATCATTGATGACCCGCATTCAGAACAAGAAGGTGCTTCTGCAGATATAAATGTTTTTAATCGTACCTATGAATGGTACACATCTGGTCCTAGACAGCGTTTACAGCCTAATGGTGCAATTGTTGTAGTGATGACAAGATGGCATAACAAAGATTTAACTGGTCAAGTCATAGATGCTAGTATAAAGCGTGGTGGTGCTGACCAATGGGAAGTTATAGAACTACCTGCAATACTACCTTCTGGTAAAGCATTATGGAGTGCTTTCTGGAAATTAGAAGAGTTAGAAGCTTTAAAAGCTGAATTGCCTAGTTCTAAATGGATGGCTCAATATCAACAAGACCCTACATCTGAAGAGGGTGCTCTTGTTAAAAGAGAATGGTGGAGAACATGGGAAGGTAGAAATCCACCAGATTGTGAGTTTATTATTCAATCATGGGACACAGCGTTTTTAAAGACACAAAGAGCAGACTATTCAGCTTGTACTACATGGGGTGTTTTTTATAAAGAAAACGATGAAGGTTTTGTTGCTCCACAATTAATACTGTTAGATGCTTATCAAGAGCGTTTAGAGTTCCCAGATTTAAAGAAAATGGCTTTAGAGAAGTATAATGCTTATAAACCAGATGCGTTTATTGTAGAAGCTAAAGCTGCAGGTATGCCTCTTATCTTTGAGTTAAGAGCAACAGGTATTCCTGTACAAGAATATACACCTAGTCGTGGTAATGATAAAATATCAAGAGTAAATGCTGTATCAGATTTATTTGCTTCAGGAGTTATATGGACACCTGAAACTAGATGGGCAGAAGAAACTATAGAACAGTTTGCTGGTTTTCCTAATATGGAACATGATGATTTAGTTGATAGCAGTACACAAGCATTATTAAGATTTAGGCAAGGTGGTTTTGTTCCTCTTGATTCAGATGAAGAAGATGAACCACTAGAACATAACAGAACAGCAGATTATTACTAGGAGACTATGGCTATAGAAAGACAATTTGTTCCAGCTACACCAGTTGATGGATTAGTAGAAATGGACCCAGAAGTAGAGGTTGAAACAACAGAAACCGAAGATGGTGGCATGATTGTTGATTTTGACCCAAATGCATCTCAAACTATGGATGCTGATTTTAATTCTAATCTGGTAGATTTTATTGATGAAGATGAACTTACCTCTATGGGTAATGAATTAATTAGTGCCTATCAGTCAGATAAAGATTCAAGGTCAGATTGGGAAGAAACCTATGTTAAAGGGTTAGACCAATTAGGATTAAAAATAGAAGAGAGAACTACACCTTGGGCAGGAGCTTGTGGTGTATTTCATCCTATGTTGAGTGAAGCTGTAATAAAGTTTCAATCACAAGCTATATCAGAGATATTTCCTGCTGCAGGTCCTGTAAGAACTAAAATAGTTGGCACTATAGATTCTGCAAAAGAAAAACAAAGTCAAAGAGTTCAAGATTATTTAAATTATCTTTTAACTTATGAAATGACTGAATACAGAAGTGAAACAGAAAAGATGTTATTTTCTTTACCACTTGCAGGTTCAGCATTTAGAAAAGTATATTTTGACCCAACATTAAATAGACCAAGCGGTATATTTGTACCTGCTGAAGATGTAGTAGTTAATTATGGTGCAAGTGATTTAGAAACTTGTGAAAGAGCTACTCATGTAATGAAAAAGTCATCTAATGATATAAGAAAGATGCAAGTTAATGGTTTTTATAGAGATATAGAATTACCTGATGCTACACCATCATCATCTGATATTACTAAAAAATATAATGAAATGACTGGTGAATCAGAGAGTTATGACTATGATACACGCCATACTATCTTAGAAATGCAGGTAGATTTAGACCTAAAAGGGTTTGAAGATAAAGATGCTAATGGTCAAGATACAGGTATAGCATTACCTTATGTTGTAACAATAGACCACCCTTCAGGCATTATTCTTAGTATTAGAAGAAACTATTATGAAGATGACCCTGCTAAATTAAGAAGGATGCACTTTGTTCATTATCAATATCTACCAGGACTGGGTTTTTATGGCTTTGGTTTAATACATATGATTGGTGGTTTAGCTAAATCAGCTACATCAATATTAAGACAATTAGTAGATGCAGGTACTTTAAGTAATTTACCTGGTGGTTTAAAAGCTAGAGGATTGCGTATAAAAGGAGACGATAGTCCTATTATGCCTGGTGAATTTAGAGATGTAGATGTTCCAGGTGGTGCTATTAGAGATAATATTACATTTTTGCCTTATAAAGAACCATCAGGAACTTTGTTTCAATTATTAGGTAATATAGTTGAAGAAGGTAAAAGGTTTGCCAGTATATCTGATATGAAAGTAGCTGATATGAATAGTCAAGCACCTGTAGGTACTACATTAGCATTATTAGAAAGAAACATGAAAGTTATGTCTGCTGTTCAAGCTAGACTTCATGCTTCTATGAAAAGAGAGTTTGAAATATTAGTTGGTGTAATAAAAGACTTTACTAACCCAACTTATCCATATGAAGTTCAAGAAGGACAACAAATAGCATTACAAGATTTTGATAATAGAATAGATATATTACCAGTATCAGACCCTAATGCTGCAACTATGGCACAAAGAATTATGCAGTATCAAGCAGCTATGCAGTTAGCACAACAAGCACCGCAACTGTATGACTTAGGTCAATTACATAGACAAATGCTTGAAGTTCTTGGTATCAAAGATGCTGAAACGATAGTACCACCACAAGAAGATGTACCACCAGTTGACCCAGTAACAGCAGTACAAAATATATTAAATGGTAAACCTGTACAAGCTTATGAGTTCCAAGACCATGAAGCTCATATACAAACATTAACTTCTGCACAACAAGACCCTAATGTTCAAGCAAAAGTACAACAAAGTCCAAATGCACAAGTTATACAAAGTGCTGGTTCTGATTATATTATGCAACATCTTGCATTACAGTTTAGAGACCAAGTTGAAAGAGAAATGGGTGTAGAGTTACCTCCAGTAGGAGAACCTTTACCTGCAGATGTAGAGAAGAGAATATCTACACTTGTAGCTGAAGCTGCACAAAGAGTAGCAACTACAAATGCTGCACAAGCAGAACAAGCTAGAATACAAGAACAAGCACAAGACCCATTAATACTTGCTAAACAAAAAGAACTTGAAATTAGAGAAAAACAAGTTGAAGGTAAGTTAAGAATTGATGAAAGTAAATTAGCAGTAGATGCAGCTAAAGCTGTAGCTAATAAAGAACTAGAAGAAAAAAGAATTGAAGCTCAACAAGAAACAACTGGTTTAAAAATGGGACAGCAAATTGCTAGTGATTTGCTAGATAGACAAGAAAGAGAAGAAAATCAAGTATTAAAAGATTACAAAACAGGTATTGACATTGGTAAAGATTTAGTTAATGATAGCAAATTGAATGAGTAATGATATAAATGAGCAATCACTATCTACTTACTTAACTAAAAAGTTAAGAGAAATGATGAATGAATGTTCAGACCATATCTCAACAGGAAGTTGTAAAGACTTTTCTGAATATAAAAGAATGACAGGAGTTATAGAAGGTTTAGCTCTTGCAGAGCGTGAAGTTCTTGATTGGAAAGAACGACACTTAAAAGAATAGGAACTCGACACCTTATGTCGTGCAAACATGGATAAAGATAAAAAAGTAAATATCCCAAAACCAGAAAGCGTTAAAAAGCCTGAGCCTACTGCTGAGGTTAAAAGCCAACTACCAATACCTAAAGGATGGAAAATACTTATTGCTATGCCTGAAGCTAAAGAAACTACAGATGGTGGCATTATCAAAGCTAGTCAAACTAGAGTTGATGAAGAAACATCAAATATTTGTGGTTATGTTTTAAAATTAGGCAAAGAAGCATATGTTGATAAAAAAAGATTTCCAACAGGTCCTTGGTGTAAAGAAGGTGATTGGGTAATATTTAGAGCTTATTCAGGTACTAGAATGAAAATGTATGGTAAAGAGTTTCGTTTAATTAACGATGATACTGTGGAAGCAGTAGTCGATGACCCTACAGGAGTAGTTAGAGCATGAGTGAAAGTATAGAACAAGTTATAGATACAAACGCAGAACCTGTATCAGAACAAACATCAGAAGATAAATTTTTTGGTGTAGCAAATGAAATCAATACTGAAATTGCAAAAGATATTGAAATAGAAGTTATTGATGAAAGACCAGAAGAGGACCAAAGACCTCCTAAAGTAGAAACTAAAGAAGATACAACTACTAATGAAGAAGTATTAGATAAAGAAATTGCAGATTATAGTAAAGCTGCTGGTGAAAGAATTAATAAAATTAAATATGAATTTCATGAAGAACGCAGAGCAAAAGAACAAGCTTTAAGAGAATCTACTGAAGCTACTAAAGTTTTAAAAACTTTAATGTCTGAAAATCAAAAATTACAAAGCATTGTAAATCAAGGTGGAGATGTATTAAATCAACAAGCACTTAATAATGCTCAATGGGCACGATACAATGCACAAGAAAAGTTTAAAAAAGCTTATGAAGAAGGTAATGCAGAAGATATGGCTGCAGCACAATCTGAATTAGCACAAGCTACATTAGCTGAACAACAAGCTGGTAATTATGCACAACAATTACAAAATGAAGTCTCGCAACAATATGTAGAAACACAACCACAAACACAAGTTGAAAAACCTGTTGACCCAGAAATGGATGCATGGTCTCAAAAAAATCCTTGGTTTATGGGTAGTGAACCAATACATAAAGAGATGACATCCTATGCTATGTACATAGACCAATCTTTACAAGCTAATGGTATTGACCCTGCAAAAGATAGTCAGCAATATTATTCTGAAGTAGATGCAGGTATGAGAAAACAATTTCCAAATTTTTTTGGTGTACCACAACAACAACCTGCGGAAGCAGAAGTAGTTATATCAGATACACCGAAAAGACAGGTAGTTAATCCTGTCGCACCCGCTACGAGGAATAGCGGTAAAACCCCTCGCAAAATTCATCTGACACAGAGCCAAGTTGCCCTCGCAAAGCGACTTAATATAACGCCTGAGCAGTATGCAAATCAATTATTAAAGGAGAACTAAGATGTCAGAATTACCTGATAATCAAGAAAATACTAAAGCTGAACAAGAATCAGCAGAGCGTACCCCTAGGGAGATAGAAAGCCGAGAGGCTTCCCAACGCATACAAAGTTGGGAAAATCCATCAAACTTACCAAATCCAACACCACAAGAAGGGTGGGTTTTTAGGTATATTAGAACAAGCCTTTTAGGCAATGCTGATAATCCTAATGTATCAAGAAAATTAAGAGAAGGATGGCAACCTTGTAGATTAGAGGACCATCCAGAACTTCAAATTCATATGATGGACCACAATTCTGAATGGTCAGAAAAAGGTAATGTTGAAATTGGTGGACAACTGTTATGTAAGATGCCAGAAGAAAAAGCGAAAGCTAGAGATGAATATTTTGCTAATTTAGCTGAATCTCAAATGGAATCTGTAGATAACACTTATTTTAAGGACCAAGATTCTAGGATGGCTACCAAACAAGTTTTTGAAAGAAAATCACGAACAACATTTGGTAAAGATTCATAGTCTCTTGATATATTAATTAATTTTTTTTTTAGGAGAAAATTATGGCAGCAAGTGCAGCTCCACATGGAGCAAGAGTAGTTGGTACTGTAGTTGGAAGTCCCTATCAAGGTAAAGTTACACATTATAAAATTAAAAATGCATATGCTACAGACATATTCTATGGTGATTTTGTAAAGTGGAATGATGATAACCCTAATACCACTATCCAAAAAGATACTGGTACAACATCATTAACACCGATTGGTGTATTCCTTGGTTGTGCTTACACAGACCCTTCTACAGGTCAATTCACACCAAATCAATATTATCCAGCTTCAACTGCTGCAGATGATATTGTTGCGTATGTAGCTTCAGACCCATTTGTATTAATGCAGATGCAATCAGACGAATCTCTTGGACAAGATGACCTTGGCAAGAATTGTGCTGTAGTGCAAACTGCAGGAAGTACAGCAATAGGTACAAGTAAGAACGCAGTCGATGGTAGTACAGCAAATACTACCAATACACTACCATTGAAAGTCGTAGACTTTGTAGATGGACCAGATAGTGCTATTGGTGATTCATTTACTGATGTACTAGTTATGTTTAATGTTGGACACCAGTTGTTAAATACAACAGGTATAGGTTAAGGAGTAAATTATGGCAGCTATTTCAAGAGCTAATGAGTTAAAACAACTCTTACCTGGTCTTAACGCATTATTCGGCGAAGAATATAATCGTTATGAGAACGAGCACGAAGAAATCTATGTAACTGAAAATTCTGAAAGAAGTTTTGAAGAAGAATTGAAGTTATCTGGTTTTGGAGCAGCTCCAGTAAAAGATGAAGGTTCAGCTATCAATTATGATACTGCACAAGAATCTTTTGTCGCTAGATATACGCATGAAACTATTGGTTTAGGATTCAGCATTACAGAAGAAGCTATGGAGGATAACCTCTATGTTTCTGTATCTGCTAGATATACTAAAGCATTAGCAAGAGCTATGTCTTATACAAAACAAGTAAAAGCAGCTTATCCATTAAATAATGGATTCTCAACTACTTTTTCTTCAGGGGATGGTGTTGCTTTATTTAGCACAGCTCACCCACTTGTAAACGGCGGTACTAATAGTAATAGACCATCTGTAGCAGCAGATTTAAATGAAACATCTTTAGAAGATGCAATCATTCAAATAGGCAAGTGGACAGATGAAAGAGGTCTAAAAATTGCAGCAAAAGCTAGGAAGCTTATTATTCCTTCTGACTTGCAGTTTGTAGCAACTAGATTGTTACAAAGTGATTACAGAGTAGGAACTGCTGACAATGACATAAATGCAGTCAAAACTAATGGAGTGATTCCAGAAGGTTATTCAGTTAATCATTATTTAACTGATACTAATGC